ACAACGGTGATGGAACTATCCAAGTTATTGAAGGAAACACTTCAGGAACTGCAAAGGGAGATCAGCGCAACGGCGGAATGTGCGTAGAAAAAACTCGTGCATATGTAAAGAACAATAAGAAAAAGTTGATCAATGCTGTAGTTGGTTGGGGTCGTCCAGTTTATACTGGAGAAGAAAATGCTCCACTACTAAGTAAAGCAGAAGCAACTACACCTACAAAGCCTGCTAAGAAAGCAGTAAAGAAGTCCGTTGGTGGCGGAGGAAAAGGTCATGTGGCACTATAATGGAATCTAAAAAGAAATCAGTACTAAAAACAATCAGTTGGCCATTTGTACATTTTACTTTTGTTGCTGGAATTTTATTTGCAGCAAGCCATATAATTTATGGTGAGGCTGAATGGGAGTATGTTGGACTATATGCACTTTCATACATGGCATTAGAAATGACATTCTATTACCTACATGAGAGAGTCTGGGCAAAGTTTGGACACAAGGTAAAATAATGCGTATTAAAATTATTAAGTTTGTAGTAAAGGCTTTAGGCTATGAATGGTCTGGAGATGAACTTAAACTGCCTGTTTGGTATGTGAAGGAAAAGAAAAAGAATAAATAATGAAAATTATTGACAATAAAATTTTTATATTAGAAGATTTTATATCTCCTAATACTGCAAGTTTTATTGTAGAAAATTTTTCTAAAGACTTAAAGCCAACACCACACACTGGTATTTATGGAAGTATTAGCAATAACGATGAGAATACACATAAAATTTGTGGCAAAAACAAGGTTATAAATTATGATGGAACTAAAGATGTTGCAGTTGATCTACTTATGAGTCTTTTCCCTAGTATAGAAAAAACAATGTCTGAAATTTTTAAAAAAAATATCGTAATGAAATCCTTTTTTTATAGTCATATGAAATCTGGTGGGAAAAACTCTTTGCATTATGACAACCATGAGGATCAGTATACTAATGATTATTCTGGAATACTATATTTAGCAGACAGTTATACTGGAGGAGCAATAAATTTTCCCAACCAAGACTTAAAATTACATCCAAAGCCAGGAACATTTATATGTTTTCAGGGCACGGAAGACATTCAGCATGAGGTACAAGAAGTAATAGACGGAGATAGAGTAAATATTATATGTTTTTTTAAGGAAATGGATATATATGCCAGCATATGAGTATGACTGCATGGCCTGTGCCATGAGGTATACAAAGGTTAGAAGCATGTCAGAAGACGATCCAGGCTATAAATGTGATACTTGCAATAAAGACTTGGTTCGTGTATACTCAGATATAGGAGTTACATTCAATGGCTCTGGATTTTATAAAACCGACAATCGGAAGGTATAATATGTTTACAATGCTTAAAGATGATGTAAAACCAGAATGGAAATTATCACCTTTAGATAGATGTGATAGGTGCAACGCAGAAGCCTTGGTTCAAGTAACTGGGCTAAATGGAGAACTATTGTTCTGTGGGCATCACTACAACAAGGTCATGGACAATGCTGTAGGATATGACAAAATGATGAAGTTTGCTATTACAATACTTGACGAACGAGAAAAGTTGGCGGTATAAAAATGTATGAATACTATGTAAGAAAAGTAGAGAACGTAGTAGATGGAGATACCATTGACGTTCTTATTGATTTAGGGTTTGATATTTTGTTTCAATCCCGTGTGAGATTGGCTGGTATTGATACCCCTGAGTCTCGTACGAAAGACCTAAAAGAAAAAGCACTTGGTCTTGAATCCAAAGAGTATTTAAAGAAGGCTCTAAAGGATGCTAAGTCTGTTGTAATTAAGACTGAAAAGATGAACTCATCTGAGAAGTATGGTCGCATTTTGGGCTGGCTATATGTTAATGGAGATACAGTGTCATTAAATGATATGATGATCAACGACGGCTATGCTTGGGGATACCTAGGTGATACTAAGGTAAAGGATTTTGACGCTTTGGTAAAGGCTAGAAAGAAGTCTGGCAAGTGAGCGATGAAGATAAGATATTTAATAAGTTAATTTTAACTGGTGGACTTAAGTTTGCTGGCAAAGATCCAGATACGGGCGAAAATATGTATGTTAGAACAGAAATGTTAAAAGACATAGATCCTAATCTTGATCGAGAAATGACTTATTATTTTTCAGAGATAGCAATGAAGTTGTGGGAAAAAGGTTTTATTGACATGGACATTACTTCCCCTAACCCAATTGTAAACATAAGCGAAAGGGCTTTTGATATAAACAAAATAAATGCCCTTGATCCTAACGAGAGAACAGCGCTTAAACAAATTATAAAAGTTCTTTTCGATAAACAATGATAGAATTGTAGGATGGATGCGTTTATGAATGGCGCTTTAGGGGCAGGATTGTTAAGTATAGTCATGCTTTTACTTTTGTCTGTTTATATAGTTAGGTTACGGTTAAACTCAAGGGAACCCCAGATAATTAGCCAAGCAATGCTTCAGCACAGGTTCTCTAGCGGAAATAGGTATTCAAGAAAATTTAATACGAAGAGTCAGTCTAAAAATCATGAAAAAGAAACAAATGTTAGAGTTATCATCGTAGATGGCCAGGCGTACTGGATTAAAGATAACATTTTTTACAATGCCCCACTATTAAATGATATGGTTGATAAAGAGTCTGCACAAAGAGTTGACACAACTAACATGGATAAGGTACAATTAGATCAGATGTTGTTCATACTGGACAAACTAAGAGAAGGGATAAGTGATGATAGTAGGGGTTCAAGGGACACCTAGTTTCAAAAACTATAATATTTTTCTTAGAGCAATGGCAGTTGCATTATCTGAATTAAAAGAAAACGAGAAAGATTTTTATTTATATACTGCTGGTCCAGGAAACATTAGTGCAATGGCATCAGAGTTTGTAAATCTTTCTGAAAGAGGAATGAAGGCTAGAGGAAAGTCTATTAAACTGTTTAGGGTTAGCCCTGAATGGATTGAAGAAAACATAGACAGTTTTAATCATTTTGCTTTTGTTGCTAATCCAAAAGAGCAAGTTTCTAAAGTAGTTAACTTGTCAAGATCAAAGAACATCAACACAAACGTATACAACTTTTAAGGAGTACACACAATGATATCAATTAATTCTCTTGAAAAAATGGAAACAATCGTTTCTAAGAACAGCAACTTGTCCTGGGATGGGTGGGATGTTGTAGAGATGGTAAAGTCAAATAAGGCTTTTACATCAAAGCACGGAGCATTAAAAAATAATGCCTGGCATCTAAAAAAGATTTTTGTCGTTTCTAGAAGTGGATGGGAAATACCTGACAAGTATGTGAGGTAGTATGAATAAGTATAAATGGAAAGACGATGCTGCATGCCTGGATTATGACACAAATGTGTTTTTTGACAAGTATGAAGAAGATGAATTGCTAAGGCCTGCCGTAGATCTGTTATGTTCTACATGTCCTGTAAGAAAAGAATGTTTTTCTGTTGGTATTTCAGGAAAAGAATGGGGAGTTTGGGGCGGGGTATATTTAGAAAATGGAGAAATATCAAAAGAATTTTCTAGCCACAAGACAAAGACTGACTGGGGAACCACATGGCAATCCCTAACAATGGAGTAATATGTATACAGATCAGATGAGAAGAGCCTTTAGGTCTTTGGACTGTCCAAAAGGATTTTCTTTGGAAGTAATAGATAACGACAGTTTTATTACAGTCAAAGCAAAAGAAAAAGTTTTCATGTCTTTAGAAACAGTCGATCTTAAAAGACAGGCTGTAGAATATATGATTCGTGTTAAAAAGGCTTTAGAAGATAATGGGGCAATAGTCCTTTTAGTTAGAGAGGGTGGTAAAGAAGTATGATTGAATTAGTTTTAATTTTTATTCTGTCTATTCTTACTTCTTTGTTTTTATATCTTTATTTAAAACAAATAAAAAATAACAAGGCTATTCTTGCCAATACACTAAAACTATTGCTGCATCAACAACAAGAACACGAAGCCAACAAAACAGATAAAGAAAAATCTAATGAAGATTTTTTAAAATTTGTTTCAGATTCTCGTGATTGGGCATATCAATACATAGAAGAAGTTCAGGCTGGCCTTAAGTCATTTATTAATGAGGTTGGTCCCCAGGTTGAATACTATGATAGATATGGTGCAGCAGTAGATGGTATGGTTGCTCCACATGACTTCGCATTAAAAAAAATATCTTCAGAATTTAAAAAATTAAAAAACTTACTGCCAGAAGATTATGATAAAATAGTATAATGAAATTTTATTATTTTGGTGGTGTGTTTCAAGAAGAAAGTCCTGAGTCAGCACACAATCTAGAAAAAAGCAATTTTTCTGGCGTGATGTATACTTATGATCCAACACAAGGGGACATGTTTATAAGGGTTGCAAGAGAAATGAAACTAAACAAAAAAATAAAATATCTTATTGCAATCAGGCCACACACTATTTCTCCACAATACCTTAATGCAATTAGTCAATCAATGAGCGAAATAATGGAAAATAGGCTTCAAATAAATATTGTTCCAGGATACATCAAAGATCATGAACAGTCTATTGGTGGAATAGTTGGAAACGTAAATGATTTGTCTACTCCTTTAGAAAGATCAAAATATACTGTTGATTTTATTGAGTCTCTTGGCAAAATGATAAAAAGTATAGATCATTCTACTAACGCAGAAAACGAACCATTAAAAAATAGCCTAGATATTTTTATTTCTACAACAAATAGTTATGTATTAGAAGCAGTAAAAAAGTATAATAACAAAATAATACTTCCATACCACATATATAAAAGAGGGTTTTGGTCAGATGTTCATAAAGATCCTTCATTAAAAATTCCTATCGATATCAAAGACACTGAAGTAATGATAACCATGACACCTATTATTAGAAAAACTGAAGAAGAACTTAAATCATTGCACAACTACTCCTTAAGGCCAGTGTGGAGAAAAGGAGAAGTTCCAAAAGTAATAGATGACACGGAATACTTTACTCATGAAAGTTTTGATGAGTTTGTTAATACTCTTGAGCAAGATGGCATAAACCATTTATTAATAAATGCTGTGCCAAGGCAAGAAAGGAATATTATTATTCCATTTATCAAACAGTATTTGGATTCTAAACAATGATAGAATTTAAGTCATACGACCAACTTTCTTTTGAACCATTAGGAACCTGCAGCGTTATTGGCTGCGATGTTGATGGAGAAAAATTATTTAGCACTGAAACAAAAATTTTAGATATCTGTTTAAATCATTACACACAACTACAAAAATCGAGGGAATAAATGAAAGAAATATTACTATCACTATCAGTAGGGCTTACTTTAGGCATAATTATCCTATCAATAAGCGCAATATCCCCAATTAAGATTCCAATTCCTGCTCCCCCAGTTTTTGCTGGAGTTGCTGGTATAATTGGACTATGGCTTGCTCAACCAGTTTGGACAGCCATATCGAAGTTCATATCCTAGGAGGAATAAAATGAATGAACAAATTAAAAATGCACTAGCGTCATACGGACGATCAGTACTTGGAGCAGCAACAGCAATGTATGCCTCTGGTGTAACTGATCCACAGACACTAGCATACTCACTACTTGGAGCACTTGTGCCCGTAGTATTGAGAGCAGCAAATCCATCTGATCCAGCGTTCGGTAGAATGCCATCAGTAAAAGACGTAGATGTTGCAGTTAAGAATGCAAAGGTAGTTAAGAAGACTGCCAAGAAGGCTCCAGCAAAGAAGTCAACTCGCAAGAGTGGCGGAGGCGGAACAAGCCATAACGTATTGTAATCAAAAATACAAATAAGATTTGACGGTTGTTATTTGACAGCCGTCTTTTCTTATGCTATAATATTTATGCCTGCCCATATGGGGGGTAATTTAACTTATTCGCTTGAAAGGGGAATAAAATGAAACAAACATGGTCAACACTGGATCTATTTAATGATCCTTTTTTTATTGGCTTCAACAGAGAGTTGAATCGCCTAAACAATGCATACAAAACAAACTCACAGTCATATCCACCTTATGATCTTATCAAACTAGATGAAGATACATATAGGATATCTCTTGCGGTTGCTGGTTTTTCCAAGGGAGATATTGATGTCTCAGTAGACAATGGAACTCTTATTATTAAGGGAGAGATTGTAGATGTAATAGATGCAGAGGTAGTCCATAAGGGTATAGCAGGACGAAAGTTCGTAAGATCTTTTGCTCTTGGTGAGTATATGGAAGTGACCTCGGCAGAACTAAAAGATGGCATGCTAAATGTAAATGTCATCAGGGTAGTTCCAGAAGAAAAGAAACCTAAGTCTATTAAAATTAAGTAGTATAATAGACAGTATTCCGTCATGATACATGCAGTTGCTTATAGCAACCTTATTGCTGAGTACGGAGGACCAGGGTAATTACCTGGGGGACCTGAGCAAGTCTACTAAACTGCTCCATTATTATGTTACAATATAGTTGTCCCCATACAGGACCTTAGAGATGGCTTAGTTACCCATTGATATATACCGTGGCCTTCGTGCCTGAATTGCCTGTATGGGGCTTCTAATGCCCTTAAAAGGCTATATAATGGGTATATCTATGACAGACAAAGAGTTGTCCGCTTACAATAAGAAACAGTTTAAGCAGAGACTTACAGAGATAAAAGAGGCTGCTGGTTGTGCTGATTGTGGGAATAAGAACCCTATAGTCTTAGATTTTGATCACCTAGGAAATAAAAAATACAATGTTTCAAGGATGGTCCACGACGGGATGTCCTGGAAGGCCATTAAAAAAGAGATAGAAAAGTGCGAGGTAGTTTGTGCCAACTGCCACAGGATAAGGACTCATAATAGGTTTTTAGGTCTTACAAAGTGATATAATAGTTAGATGTTAAAAGAAGGCGACTTTGTTATGGGATCAACCTCTGAGGGGGTTATTCATGGCGTTATAGAGCACATTATGACTGAGGGTGGAATACTTGGTACTCCTGGATCAGAATATGCTTTGGTTTCAATGCCACCAGAAAACCCAGCAATGTCAGTTAGAATACACAAAGAAGAAAACGGTACATGGAAGCCAACAGCATACAGTATTGGCATGATGTACAAGGATGCTGAAAAAGCAGATATGGATAATCATTCAATGGATTCAGAGGTTGCTATGGCAATGTACGATTCGCAGATGGGCAAGTCGTATAAAGAAGAAGAAAAGATTAAAAAAGAATACGAAGGCTGTGGCTGTCCAATGTGTAAAGAACTAAATGTTACATGCGAAGAATGTCCTCAGTGTCAGGCTGGAGAAATGAAATCAGATTGCTGTGGTAATGTAAGTAAGCAAGCACCTTGTTGGGATGGATATGTTCAAAGAGGAATGAAGCCAGGAGACAATGGTAAGCCAGTTCCTAATTGTGTACCTGCTGCAAAAGCAGATGATCTATTTGAAGATGATGATACAGTTGAATACGAAACAGATTCAGTTTCAAAAGCGGACGGATACTCACCACCAGCAGGAGCAAGATCTGCTGCTCGTAGAGCAATTAAGTTTAAGGAAGATGGAAAAGCAAATGGTGCTGGAACTGCAGTTGGTTGGACTCGTGCAGGGCAGTTAGCAAGAGGAGAAACTATCTCTCTCAGTACTGTTAAGAGAATGTTCTCGTACTTCTCACGCCATGAAGTAGACAAGAAGGGTAAGGACTGGGGCAACTCAGCAAACCCATCTAACGGATATATTATGTGGCTTGCATGGGGTGGAGATGCAGGATTCTCTTGGTCAAGAGGAATTGTTAATCGTGAAAAAGATAAAGCATTGTTTGCCGAATTTGGTAAAGATCATACCAAGGTACAAAGAGAAACACACACGATATAATGGGAAACAGAAAAGCATCTGGGAAGTTTAGGACAAAGCATCCATTTAATCCTGTTCAGATTAAAGACGGAATGATTGTTCGTTTAAGAAAAGACGGGACAGTTAAAGCAGTCCTTGGTAAATATGGAGAGTACAAGAAGGATAAGGGCTAATTAGTTTTATTAAATAAGGCTATTAATTCAGCAGTGTATTTTTCATAATCCATTTCAACAATTAAGTTACCATCTATTAATTTATGAATCTTGATGTCTTTTCCTATTTCAAAAAGAATATCTTTTATTTCTTTTTCTAGATCCATAAATCAATTATATCAGAGTAAAATTTAGGAGGGTGTGGTGTTGCAACATAGGCTATAAAAGTTTCCCGACAAATATAGGCTAACCACACCCTTGATACTATTATATCACCCTACCTACAGATTGTGAAGTTGTATTCTTTTTCCCATTTAACAATATCAGCCTCGTCATTTAGCAATGGCTGTCCCTTAATGTTAAGACTTGTGTTTAAAAGGACGGGAACACCAGTTTCAAGGTAAAATTTATTGATTGCTCTCCATAGGCCACGGTGTTGATCTTTATTTACAGTCTGAACCCTTGAAGTTCCATCTGCATGAACTACAGATGGGATCTTTTCTGGTTGTAGACACTTGACGGTATATTGCATATAAGGGCTTGCAAAGTCCATATCAAACCATTTAGATGCACACTCTTCCATAACTACTGGAGCAAATGGACGAAACAACTCTCTTTGTTTAATTAGATTGACTTTATCTTTAATGTTTGGATCTCTTGGATCTGCAAGTATGCTTCTATTTCCCAGTGCTCGTGGACCGTACTCGGCTCTACCTGTTGCTACTGCTACGATTCCATCTTTTAATATACCGTCCACAATTTGCTGAACAGGATACTTGCCTCCAAGATTATAGCCAAGATAAGGAGTCTTCCATTCAAGGTGCTTTCCGTATAGGGCTGCTGCTGCACCCAAAGAACTACCAGCATCTCCTGGGTTTGGCATGATCCAAATCATATCAAAAATATTCCACAGCAATGTATTTGCTGAAGAGTTAAGGGCACAACCACCCATAAATACCAAATTCTTTTTACCAGTAATAGAGTATGCCATATGCATAAAGTCATTAAGTCTTTGTTGATATACTACTTGTACCGCTGCAGCAATATCAAACCTATCTTGTTCTGTAATAGTCATGCACCAGTCATTAATTCCTTTATGAAAGTTATATTTTTGTTGATCATATTTTGGAAAATACTCATCTACTTCTTTATAATATCTTTTCCAATTTCCATAAGCAGCCATGCCCATCATAATATATTCTTCTTGATTTGGCATTAGCCCAATCAACTTTGTAAATGCAGAATAAAATAATCCAAAACTAACAGGATAGTTTTGCTTATACTTTAGTTTAATCTTATCTCCTTCACCAACCCATATTGTAGATGTGTTGTATTCACCAATTGCATCAAGCACTACGATTGCAGCACTACTAAAGGCGCTTGTATAGTAGCCTGCTGCTGCATGGGAATAGTGGTGGCTAAAAGATTTTCTTGGAATACTATCTATGCTAAACCTTGGCTTCCATTCCCCAGATCCACCCCTTAAAGCCAGCCTGGAGGCCTTTAGGAATGGCTTTTCATAGTAGGCAATGTGATCTGGTCTACCATATTGTAAGGCATCTTTTATTAAACTATCATTCACATACCAGTCATTTTTTTGCTTGCTATATCTTTCAGCATGCCCTGCAAAAAGTATCTCTCCATCTTCAATTAATGACACAGATGCGTCGTGAGAAGTTTCATTTATTCCCAATATTATCATTAGTAAATAAAGTTTTTCTTTTTTCTTTTTCTATTTTTAAAAAATAGAACTATTTTATAATACATCCATTTAATTTCATTAATCATTTTTTATTTGTTCATACCTTTCAACAAATTTTTCTGCTATGTGCTGATGTACATGAATGCCCCAATGTCCCAATTTTTTTTTGCCATCATAATCCGCAGCCCAGTTATAGAGAACATTATCTTTAAAATCTTTATGACATTCTTTGTGTTTATTCTCCATTAAAAGATTAGTTTCAGAACTATATTTGTTTTTACTAAATACATTGTTTAAATATTGAAATTCTCCCAATACATTTGATGTATTTATATAATTTTTTAATACATTTTTTGAGTTTTGTTTTATATGAGAGTTAATACCCTCATCGTCTTCATAAAAACTCCAAATTAGTTTTATATTATTAGACTCGCAATATTGTTCTAAAAATTTTACAAACATAAAATTATAAAACAAAACAAAATTTTTAGGAATTACACGAGACGGATCGTGTGGCGCTTTAGAAAATTTTAATAAACCAGGTTCATAAAAATATGATACAGATATGCGAGGCGCTTCATCTTTTTTGGTTTCTAAAGAATTTCCTGTACTAAATTCAAATTTTCCTGGAGTTAAAACATATTCCATCCTATACAAAGGAAGTAGTGCTAGAATTATTTTAGGATTTCCTATTTCTTCAAAATATTTAAATGCTTTATATACCTGCCCCCCAGCGCTATCACCCATAATTGCCAATCTAGAATATTTTTTATTTAAATATTTGCAAACAAGATCAGGCCATGTGAAATTATTTGGAATTCCAGTTCCAAATGTTTGAGAGCATCCTAATACTAAAACTTCGTTATCTTTGTCAAACTGATCCGACCTATACCCATGATTATTTATATCATAATATACCACATCTACAGTATCAATCGGATTTGTCTGTCCTGCACCACGATCAATTTCTGCAACTGTAGATAATTGTGACAAGGTTCTATCAAATAAGCAAGTTTCTAAATAATTTTTTAAAAGTTCATCTTCTATAAGTATGGGATCCATTTTTTTTATTTTACAATTCTGATACCTGATAAGAACTAGGATAATGGGTAATAGATCCATCTGTAGATATTAAAAATTTTTCAAAATTCCAGCCAATGTCTGCTCTACCAGTAACTTCTTTGCAGTACTTATATATTGGATGGGCATTTGGTCCATTTACATCTACCTTTTTAGAAATTGTAAAGGTTACACCATAATTTGTTGTACAGAAATCTTTAATTTCTTGATCTGTACCTGGCTCTTGATTGCCAAATTGATTACATGGAAACCCAATTACAACTGTATTTTCATTTTGTATTTTTTGCAAATCCGCATACTGTGTAGTATAGCCACAATGGCTTGCGGTATTTACTATTAATATATTTTTTCCTTTAAAATTATTTAGTTTTATTTCATTTCCAAAGTTATCAGTAAGTGATAAATCATATATGCTCATAAAAATTTCTCCTTTAAGGTCTATAGTTTAATTATACCATAAAGGAGAAATATTATATTTTAATATATTAAACAGCAATTAGTTCTTGATCAACAGAATGAACATATGCTGGGTTTACAATTGATTTTTCTCCAGCCATCAATCTTTCGATATGATCACGAATAACTGCGTTTTCTTCGTTGAATATGTACTCAGATCTATCAGGACCCATTTTAGGATCTTGTCCCTTTGCAATAAGGTCTTCTTTTAGTGTGCGCTCTACATCCCAGTTTAATGTTGTAGCAGGATAATGCTTAACTACATAACCATCTTTGTCAATTAAATATTTTTCAAAGTTAGCATTCATCATAACTCCACCATCATGTTCGTTTAAGTAGCGTGATTCGTAATCTGTTTTTTCAACAATACCAAGTTCTTTTTTCTTTTCCATAATTGCTAAAACTTGTCTTGAAACTTCTAAATAAAGTTCGTGTCTTTCTCCAAATGGTTGACCATTTCCGTTAAGTCCTGGACCTTTGCCAAGCCATGGTGCTTCTAATGGAATATCTGCGGGATTAGATGTGATCATTTCTGAGAATGGGAATGTAACACCATAAACATCTTCTCCGTATAACTTAGAATCCATACCACAAGTAATGCCTTGTGACCACTTTCCTTTTGTAATGCTTGGTCCACAAAAATCATTAGTAGGAATTGCTACAACGGTAAAGTCTTCTCCAGCCAGGTCTTCTTGAATCCATTCAATAGACTCCATTTGTCCAGCGTTACCACAACCAACAGTCGTATTGATTAATAGCACTGCCTTGCCCTTGAATTGCTGCAAAAAGTGTGGTTCTTTTTCTGCAGATGGTAATTCTATGTCATATATTGATTTCATTTAAGACCTCCTAAAGGTTATGATAATATTATAACACCCATTTTAGCAGTCTTCTGCGGTGCTAACTGGTGCCTTTTCAACATCTATAAACGAGTTTCCGTAAAGTGTGTGTCTTGAGTTAGGACCTAAAACTCTTTTTACTCTGTGTTTGTATAGGTCTCCGTCTGCAATATGAGCAAGCATGCCAGCCTTTGGCTTAATTGTTATTGGAAGGTTTCCAAACTCTAACTCTCCACCATCAAAGTCGTCGTTAAGGTATAGGCTAAATGAACCCTGAATGTTTGCTTCAGCACCAGGATCCTGATGCCAATACATCGCAAAGTCTATATTTGTTGTATCAACTTTTGATTCTGTAAACCATTCTAAATCTAAGCGTTCTTGAATTTCTTCCTCTGTTAAATATTTAAATGTTTGTAGTGTTGCATGTCTTTTATATCCTGGAGGTAAAACAGAATCAAGCCTATCCCAAATCCCCCCTGGATCAGAAAAAAGTGGAAGGCTGACTACTACTGAGTCCTTATCAGGAAATTTTATATTTCCATCATCATGATAAGAAGGAACTATGTCTAAAAATTTGTTTAATATATTTTTGTATGGAGACCTCATTGTTGGGTACCATCCATTTGGGTCATCGGTTTGTACTTTAAACCATGCCAACTCTTCTGTTGTTAAAAAATCTTCAATAACCCAAATTTTTTTGGCCTCGTCCAAATATATTTTATTCATAACAATATGATACCATAGTTTTTATTTTAAGCATTTTGTCAGCAGTCGTCCTTTGTGCTTAATGGAATTTCTGGTGTTGACCAGCATTGGCCATATAGCGTGTGCCTATCATTAGGGCCTAAAACTTTCTTAACTCTATGCTCAAACTCTTTTCCTACTGGTATATTTATTAGCATGCCAGCCTTTGGCTTGATAGCATGACCACTTTTAAACTCTATCTCTCCACCTTCAAAATCATCATTAAGATAAATAGAGTGTGAGGCTGTTCTGTTTTTATTTTTACCAGTGTCTTCCCAGTGCCAATCCATCGCATAGTCAATGTCCTTAGCATCTTCTGGGTTAGATCTAATAGCATGCATTTCTGCATCACCAAGAGACATACTTTCGTCTCTATCTCTTTCTATTTCTTCATCAGTGCAATACTTAAAGGTTTGAATTCCGCTATTGGGTCCATAGCCTTCTGGGAGAACAGATTCTAATCTTTTCCAAATGCCGTCTTCTTTAGAAAAAATATCCCAAACTTCTTGAACTCTTACGCTATTTTCAGTGGGAATTGAAAGTGTCCCGTCTGGCTCATACTCTGGTATATGCATTGGCCATCTGTTTAATATGTTTTTGTATGGAGATCTCATAGTTTTGTACCAGGCACCTGGAGCATCCCAATATTTTTTTAATATATTTAGTTCTTCTTTAGTTAAAAAATCTTCTATAAACCAAACGCCATCGCCTTTATCTAAATATATTTTTTCCATTTATATATAATACCATACTTTTAGTATCTCCAACGGGATTCGAACCCGTGTTGCCACCGTGAAAGGGTGGAGTCCTAGGCCACTAGACCATGGAGACATAGTAGAGCAGGTAGGACTTGAACCTACGATAACCGAATTATGAGTTCGGGGCCTTAACCAACTTGGCTACTGCTCCCCGTATTTTAGTTTGATATAGATCTTAGACCAGAAGAAATAATTTCTTGTCTTTTGGCAATTAGTTTGCGTTCATGTTTTGACAAGTATGGCTTATCTTTTAGTCTTTTCTTATTTTTTGCATAACGCTTTGCTTTGTGTTGAGATAACTTATTATTATTTTTTTTCATAGTCTAATCATATCATAGTTGACTGTTCTAGTCAACCACGATCACCGTCCCAATCTCCTATTTTTGTAGTAGGAATTCCATTATCCTGCCACAATTTTATAACATATGGGTTGTCATCTATCGCATGAACAACATCCCAAAGTTCTGTAATCCTATTAAGGATATCCCTTTTGGTTTCGTAATCTGGCCTGTGATCATCGTCTGCCCTCATAAAAAGTGCATGACACTTTATCTTATTTCTTGCAAGCCACAGAGAGGTTATACCACGATACTTTTCTTTTCTAGATGTAACAATTATTATAGAGTGGTCATCACTAGCAGAATTATTTAGCATCTCAACAACTTCCACATTTGGCAGGGCATCAATAGAAGAATAATGAAAGGCATCGTAATCTTTATTGCCATTACGAACATAGTGCAAGAACGGATCTACATTAGCAAGAGTTCCATCTACATCATAAATGTGTGCTGTAGGCTTCAATTATGCTCTTTCATATGTCTTGCTAGAGACTCATTGGCCATGATTCCCCATCTTAGTTCCCACTCTTTTTTGCAAACAGAACATACAACCATTCTACTCATATTCCGTTATCCTCCATATACTTTAATCTTTCTTCTGTGTCATTCACAGGACCACCTTCGTCTTCCCACTTTTCCCAATACGCAATACCATTTTCATCATAGTCATCCCACTCAGGACCAGACATGTCTACTTTAAAAGACAAAAGGTCTACCATATAGTATGTGCCCCATTTTTCATAAGGTTTGTTTAAATAGTGCCAAACTTTTGTATGAAACTTAAAACGAGGTCCAAAGTTTTCATCATCTTGTAGGTTAAATGCTTTAACTAAACTATTGCTTGAAATTTGACCACACAGATTTCCAATCCATCTTAATGGAACGATCTTAGTTTTTTCTACTCTTTGTGATATCACCTGTTACTCAAAATCTTTTTGGTTTTCAAACATGTTGGTCATATAATTGTTTTTGCCTCTTGCTATGTGTGCAGCAGCCATTCGCATGCCTATTGCATTTGTTACTGATGATTCAATAGGAAGGGCTTCAATCTCTCTTGCTATTTCTTCTCTTAGTGCCATTTCATCTATGCTCATACTGTTTCCAATCTTTAGTTCTGATCAACTTTGTATGTCATTACAAAATAGCATACAACATATCCAGCAATAAAAGCAGGGATAAGAAAAAATAAACTAATCATGTGCGTTCTCCTAAAGTATCTGTTTTGTGTAATTGTTTCCAATAAAAGTATGACCTCATATATACAATGGTATATGCAATTGCAGCAAAGATAAATCCATACTGCTTAGTAACTATTGCGTAGTAGATCCACATAGCCTCATTAAGAGTGGCCCATAGCCATGCCCATATTTGTTTTCTGCCAATAAAATAGATTGCTGCTACACCACTAGAAGCAAGTACCCATGAGGCATAGTCGTTCATCCATTGTTCCATATGTCCAGTATACCTTACTTCAGTGGTTTGGTCAAGTTCTTCCCTTGGTTTTAAACCAAGAGCCTATAAATCCATTGATCACTCTTTGTCTTAGTTCTTCTGCAAATTTACCATGAGGAATTTCTGATCCTAGATACTCTTGTCCTGTTTCAAGGTCTATTAGTTTCCACTTAGCAGGAGCCTTAGTATGAATAATTAAATCAATTGGCTTGTCGTAGGAATCAACTTCTGATCCATCTTTAAGTTTTCTTTTGTTAATTTTTTAATCCTACCCTAAGACACTAGAGATACAGTAAAGTGCTTACCACAGACATCAGCAACGATGTATTTTTCATTTTTAATGACTATATCGTAATACATTGCTTCTTGATCACAGAAAAAACATTTTGTTTTGGTCATAACCTTATTATATCATGAATAATACTATTTATTATCTGTATCTACTTTATCTTTAGGAACCCAGACTTTTTTTCCATCTTTATAGACAGGCCAATAGCCCAAGGCTCTCCAGTCCATCTTCGTAATCTTAGGCTCTCTTGGCACACCACACCTTGTAATCACTCATAGTTTGATGAGTATCCCAGTACTCAATGTTTTCTTTGTCCATCCCGCAGGTTTTGCAGATCATTGTCTATGCCGTTTCTTATTGCCAAACTTAGCCTTTATGTCAGCCTTGGCTTTATCCACAATAGCCTTCGTAATCTCTTCAACAGTAAACTCTTGATCAAACTCTGCCTCGTTCATTTAAATAAATCCAATCCTATGTACCACTTAAATAAGTATAGACCAATCTCCCATTCATGTTTAATTGGATAGCCCCAGTCATGAACATATATTCCTAAAGAATAGTTGGCAGTCATCTTACCATAATGAAGTTTCATTAGTATCCTCCAAGACACTCATTGCGTGTGTGATATAGTCTAATCTTTGTCAAAATTTTGCGGGATGGAGCAAACAAATCTTCCTTACAGCATCCACACTTCATATGCCATTCTCTAGCAAAGAAGTCATACACAGCACCCTTAGCGTTGGCGTACTTGTTGGCT